AGCCAGCACACCTGAGCAACTTCTTTGACGGTGTTAAGATCGTCAAGCCCATGAGTATTGCCCTGCAGCGTTACAGCCGCCCTTTACATGTGGAGCATAGGCCGTATTTAAACGTCGCCATCAATGTGGCCATGAAGAGCTTCTCCGCAGACACTAGCGCCTCGTATGCCAAGCCCCTCACGTACGACGAAGCTGTGCTTGGCATTCCCAGCATTGGCTTGAGGAGCCTACCGAGAGGTACCTCCGCTGGCTACCCTTACAAGCTTTTTGTCAAGAAGGGCAAGACTGATTTCTTTACTGATGAAGATGAGTACAATCTTGACCAAACAGATAAGGGCATTTGGCTTAGGGAACGTGTCAGCGACATCATCGAGTCAGGCAAAGCGCGCAAGCGGCTTGACCACATCTTTACGGACGCCCTTAAGGACGAGCTTCGTTCTGAAGAGAAAGTGGACGCTGGAGCTACACGCCTGCTCTCCTGCGCACCAGTTTGCTACACCATAGCATGCCGCATGGCTTTCGGGGCTTTTATGGCCGCTTTCATGAGATGCGACTTGCGCACGGGTTTTTTGCCAGGTATCAACCCCATGTCTGACTGGGCTGAACTTGGCAATTTGCTGCGTGAGAAGGGTGATGGAGTGACAGATGGCGATTTTAAAGCCATGGACGCCACTGAGAGCCGTGATGTGTTGTGGGCAATCCACGACTACATTCAAGATTGGTACAAGCGCGACCCTGACTGGACCGAGGAGTGGTACAACGTTCGCCGCACGCTGTTTTACGAGTTGACCGACTCTTACCACATTGGCGGCACAGGCATGCAGCAGGATTTCATTTATCAGTGGCATCAGTCCATGCCCAGTGGCCACCCCCTCACCACGGTGGTCAACAGCATCTATTGCAAGATTGTGCTTGTGTACACATACGTCTCTAGGTGCGCCCCTGCCGGTCTTGACGCGCACGCTTTTGACCTTTATATCAACGCTGTTGTGTACGGTGATGATAACATGAGCAACGTGCACAAGCGCGCAAGCAAGATTTACAACGCTGCTACTATTAAGGAGACAGCTTTCAAGGACTTTTCTGGCATGATATACACAGCAGGCGATAAAACAGCAGAAATCACTGAGCACCTGAGTTCACTGTATGGCAAACTACTACTGCAGCGGGGCTTCTCTGAGGAGAACTCGTCCCTGTGCCCTCTTAACCCAAAGTGTTTCATGTTTACCAACTACTACTGCGCTAACCGCAAAATTCAGGGCCTCATTGAACGTGACAACTGGGAGACGTTCCTCCTCGAGCTCAGCATGCATGATGCCGAGATGTGGAACAAGTACGCTCCAGAGGCCTTCGAACGGTACACAACTAGCTGTGCCAACTTTTCAGACTCGAAGGGCAGCCTGCGTGTCATGAACACTAACCAGGCTAACTGGCGCGAGGAGGCGCTCCGTATGGAGCTTTGGTACTGAGCCCAACCCTGAGAGACACCCCCCTGTGACGTACTTTAGCTTCAACCACGAGGAGTTGCTGCTATGGTGCGATAGCGTGCTGCTGCGAGCAGAGACGCCACAGGTGCTCATAGACCGCCTTGTCAACATGACGCACTCTACAGTTCAACCGTTATGTTTGATGGCAGAGTCTATCATAGAAGACGTTGTCTTCTGCCTCGAACCCCGCAACCTGACCGCTAACCACACGCTTGATTCATACGTGTTGCGCATACGGTCGTCGGCTGAGCTTCAAGCTCCCCCAAATCCTCCAGCTACCCCGGGGCCGACCTACTACTCACGCCGGAAGCGAGAGAAGTAGCTGGCTTCCATGCAGATTTAAGCACTTCATGGTCGTACAACGCTTAGCACAAACCACTTCTACCACGGTAGCGGACCCGGAAATCCGCGATCACATCACTGACAACTGTCTCATTATGGGCACGTCTATTGACAACGCTCCTATTGACACAGGTGTAACCTCTATGCTTCAGGAGGCCTGTTTGACCAAACAGGTGGGCATTAGTGAGCCCGCGCATGATTTAAATACCGACCATGACCTGCAGAACTTAACTACCTACTTTCGTAGACCTAGATATGTAGAGCAGTTCGACATGCCTACTGTACGCACATATATGTATGGCAAAGTCATTACGCCAGATCTCATTTTCAACACTTGGTTTCCCAAGGGTTTTGACCGTTTGCTTGGGGCTTATGGTGTGCGTTTCACCATGGTGTTCCATTTGCAGGTTGCTGCAACGCCCTTTCATCAGGGTCTTGTCTGCATGAGCTTTCAACACGGTCAGACCTTAGGGTTGCTTAATGGTGTGTATCGGCGGGGTTCGGAGACCCCCACGTCCACTAATATCCCTCACGTGCGCCTAGACATTAATAATTCTACGATGGCATGCCTCCGCGTGCCCTTTCTGTGTACGGAGGAGTTTGTGAGAGTCAGCGCGGCTGAAACAAGCTCCACCATTTTAGGCGAGCTCTGCGTGAACAGCCTTACAGATGCACCACTTGGCACTGGCGCTACAGCACCTACGCTGAAGCTTATGTGTCATCTTGAGGACATGGAGTTCTTTGGCGCTTCCCCACAGGAGGTGCGTGAGGTTATTCTGCAGTCAGCTCTCAATAAAGAGTTTAAGACGGACGCTTACCCTATGTCCTCAGCTCTTGCAGCAGCTTCCGAGTCCATGGGTTTTGTGGGTAAGGCGGTGCCCAGTCTCGCAGCCCTCACGGGCACGCTCGGTTGGGCCGCAAAGGCTTCAGCAGGTGCATTGCGTTCTTTTGGCTTTTCTAAGCCGCTGATACAGGACCCTCCCATGAAGATGGTCATGTATGACAGCATCTGTGAAAATAACACCGACAAGCCCCAGGCCGGTATTATGCTGGCTACTACGTCAGAGAACAGGGTCGCCATCGATGCCACTCTTGGTGGCTCCAACATTGACCAAATGGCCCTGTCTTACGTTTTGGCTCAGCCCAGTCAAATCAGCATGTTCAACCTGACTGTGGACCAGATCAACACCATGGTCTGGGGCACTCAAGTGTCCCCCCAGAACATGGCTTTCCGAGCAGGTAAAAGCTCAGGCTTTATTGACAACGCCAATCCTAGCAACTCAGCCAATTGTAAAATCCTGGGAAATCTTGGCTATTTTGGAGGCATGTTCAGGCTTTGGCGGGGCAGCATCACCTACCGTTTTACTTTTGTTAAAACTAAATATCATGCTGGTAGGGTGCTTATCACCTATACCCCCGGGGTCAAGTTCTCACAGCAGTTGTCTGTGCAGACTCCTGACATCAACAAGGGCCCACCACAGCCCTTTGGACTGAGCGCCATTGTTGATCTCAAGGATGACAATGTCGTGGAGTTTGTAGTGCCGTATAGTGCCCCCACGCCCTTCTTGCCGTTTAATTACAGCATGGGTGATCTTTCTGTCGTTGTTATTGATCATCTCACTCATCCCAGCACTACGGCCAATAGTGTGTCTGTGTTGGTGGAGGCTTTCTCCACGGATATGCAGCTGTCCTGCCCTAACGCGCCCCTCTACGCTCCCATGCCAGCGGGTGGTACAGTCACCTTCCAGTCTGGCCTCAGCAATGTTTTCAATGACAAAGTTGACGAAAGCACTGCGGGAGAGCGCATCACTTCGCTGAAGCAACTCATTCAACTGCCTCATTTTACGCTGGCAAATGCGTTCTCCACCGTGTATACAGCTTACATGCTACCATGGTGGTACCAACCTACGCAATACACTAGCGCACCTGTCGCACCACCAGCACCTGAGTCTTTTAGCTTCGGGGGCACCATTGCTTCTTGCTATGCGTATGTGCGTGGTTCCACAGACATCCATGTTTATAGCTCTGGCACCAATGGCAACCCCTCTTCCGAGGCTCGCATCATTGAGCAGGTGCCGTGGAGTTATGGCAACAGCAGCACGTCTAGTTATCGTTCTGCCGCGAGTAGCAACAAAGTCGTCTCCAACAAAAGCGGTGCTTCTCACGTCAGAATGCCAAATTATGGCATGCTGTCTCGTTATGATCCGAGTTGCTACAACGTGGCCCTTGGGAATACAGGCTGGAGTCTGAAGGGCAACGTTACTATCCAGGGCAAAGTCTACACACCAACACCAACCATCTCCATACTCAGCACTACTAAGGACCTTTACAGGTCCGTGCCGCCAAACATCGCGCGTATCATAGTAACTAGTTCTGACGTGGAGGCCATCACTTTGCGCATCGGTAGGAACGCAGGTGATGACGCTTATGCATCGCACTTCATTGGGCCCCCCCCCGTGCTGTATATGTCAGCCAATTCGCCCTTCTGGGATAGGGATTGGCCCCTGGCCAACGACCAGAGCATTCCCCCTTTGCCAGCGGAGGATTTTGCCTTTGAGGAGCGCCTTTGCTCCCCTTTTGAGAGTTTCAATTTGCTCTCTTCTTCAACTACCATTAGAAAAACCCAATCCTAAAGCCATTGCTGCTGGAGGTTGGCATGATCACGAGCTTTCACCGAGGCTTCCTGGACAAACGCAGGACAAGGTAAGGACACGACGTGCCATCCCCCGTTTCAGCCTTGTGCGGTGCGGGTTCTCGTTTCTTGCGCTCGCGGGCGCACGTCACGTGTTTTTTCGTTACAAAAAAAAAAA